CCTTTCTTCATTACCTGCCTTAATAGCTTCTGCCCAACCATCCATGTATCTCTGTCGGTCAGCTGGTTCAGCATTTGCCATTGAACGAAGGAAACCACGATACACATTCTCTTGAAGGGCTACCGTTCTTCTACCAGAAGTATCGGTAATACCACGAGAAAGACCAATAGCCTTGAGAAGAGATTTACCAATCTTGGATTTCATTCCAGCAGCTTTCTTCTTGTCTTTGTCATCTGTAGCTACTTTACGGAACTCATCTCTGAGATTTGTGTATTCGTTGTCATCATTGTTGAAATGCTCTGTCAGAATTTCTGAAGTAACATCATCTGTAAGACCACCACCATCTTTCCTCAGAGTTTGAACTAACTCATCAGCAACACTACCAATCTGGTTTTGTTTTTCAAAGAGTTTCTCAATACCACCAAACTGATCTTCAGTTTTATCCTTATGAGGATCAACTTCTCTTTCAAAGAAGTCTTTCATTGAGAGATCAACTTTCTTTTGGTTGATGTTCGAGTTAATCAGAGTGAAGTTATCATCATTCTCTCTCTGTTCCCATTGTTCCTTACTTGGTTTCCCACCATCCTTGTTGTTAAAACCACGAACATGTTCAAGGTCCATAGCTTGAAGATCAAGAGGAAGACCAGTATAAGCATCTCTACCACCTTGTTCGAGGTAGATACGCCACATTAATTTGGCTCTATCCTTATTACTGGCAGCTCCACGTCTGATAGTCCCATCCTCATTCTTCCCAAGATAGTGGATATCTTTATGTGCCTTATCATCAGACACATAAGCATCATTGGTAACTTGACCTTTACCACTCAATGATTTTTGGAAAGAAGCTGGTAGAACATCGAATGATGCATCTACAAACTCATCAGAGACTTCATTTGAACGGACACTTCTCACAAACTTTTTGATTGCTTCAGGAGAACCATCTCCGTATCCTTCCATCAGTCGGTCTCTATTGGCCATCAGGTTCTGAACATCTACATACCCCAGATTATTCTTTCCTGCTCCTGCATTGACACGACCTTCAAAAGTCTTAGCATGAGCCATGGCTTTCATGAATCCATTTCTACCTTCACCAGCTGGAACATTACCTAGAGCGGATCGGAAGGTTTCAAACTTCTTCTCCATGTTCTTTCTTTGACGCTCAGTTATGTCTTTTACTGCGTCTTCGAAGGCTTGTTGAATTTGCTGCTCCTCATCCATGAAGTCTTCATCATCATCCTCAGGTTCTTCTATTGTACCATCTTCAATACCTGCTTCATAAGTGTCATCAAGAGTGGGATAATCTTCAGCTGGTTTCAGTGGTTCTTCCTGTGGGATCTCCTCTTGTGCTTGAGCCTCTGCCTCAGCAGCTGCCGCTGCTTCCCTCTCAGCCTGATCCTGAGCGATCATCTGATCGGCTTGTCTGGAAATCTGTGCCTTTCTGTTGGGAGATTGAACATTCTCACGACCACGGGAGAGTTGTTTCTCAACCTCAGCCTTATCACCAGATGCCAAAGCATCAGCAGTTGGACCCCCAGGAACATTTCTGTTCATCTGGGATTGATCAGCAGTTTGTCTGAATTGATCTAAAGTCTTAGATTGAGGTTCAGCATCAGCCTGACCAGCTTCTGAGCCAGCCATTCTAGACATCATCTCCTCAGGTTTGGCAGCTTGCCACTTATCACCTACGACTTTTCCGATGTACTTACCATCTTTGTCGTAGTATCTACCATAACTGGAGGTCACACCCCCAGCTTGGACAGCCTGTTTGTGACCTTGAGACTCTTCTTTGGCTTCTCTTATGTAAGAGTCAGCCCTTCTGAGATACTTGAATACGTCTTGCATTATTCATAATCAACGGACGTTCTGGCGATACCACTTTTCAAAGTCTTCGCGTCTCTTGTCACCTCTGGGTGGCATTGGAGTCTTTTCTCCACGAACAGGAGCATACTTTTTATCCTCCTTTTCACCTTTCTCTGGGTTACGTTGGTAACCTTCGTCCCAGGAATTCACGATGGCTTCAATTCTCTCAAGTTCTTCCTTGGAGAACTTACCAGATTGACCTCTGGTCTTTTCAGCTTGGTCATGATCAAAGGTCTTGTCCTTCATGGGATCATAGACTTTAGCCTTACCACCAGAATGCTTTTTCTTCATTCTGTCAGCGTAATCCTGAGAGGACTCACCAGGCTTTCTGGCTTCATCAACATACTTTTTGTTGGGATACTCTGGATGATCATCCATCTTTCTCCCATGCTTCTTCTCAAGTGCTGCTTTCTTTTCAGCAGTCTTCTTCTTGATACGATCAGCAGCTGATTCTCTTTCCTTCTTAGGGATCTCAAATCCCTTGATGTCCATGGTGCCTTCCTTGACATCCTTCTTAGACTTCTTAGAGATAGCCTTACCAATGACTCTACGACGATTGAGAAGATACTTGTCAGTCTTGTCGTGGTCACCATCGTTGTCGATGTCCTTATCTTCCTGACCCACTGGATCATGATCTGGTGCAGCCAGTTTCTTCTCATAAATGGAAGTATAAGCCTCAGCCCACTCTTGTCTGATCTTCGAAGGAACACCGATGTTCTCTTCTCTTACACCAACATTGATGGACTTAGTACCAGATCCTTTGTATCCACCTTTTTCGGATCTCTTGGCGAGACGCTTAGCTCTTGCTTCAGCTTCTTTCTCTGATTTGGTCTTGGTGCTTTGAGCTGATTTGATAGCGGTTTCAACTCTCTTCAAACCTTTTTGGTTTGCTCTATTGGATGCCCACTGCTTATCAAGGGGATCACCACCTTCCAGGAGATCAGCCATCATGTGGCAAAGACCTTCCAGAACACCCTGTCTGTCTTTGGCTACACAAGCTTCATGAATCTTGTTGTTACCATGTTCGTGAGAAACTCTACCCTGCCACTTCTCAACCAGAGGCTTGTTAGCCATATACTTGAGGAACTCTTCCTCACAAACATCAACAGCCTTCTCATATACCTTACCAAAGGCTTTATCAAAAGCTTCAGCGATTCTCTCAATCTTAGTTCTACGGAGAGGTGAATCACTTCCAGTAGCAGCCTCTTCCAGAGTCTGAGCAACCAACTCATGAACCGAAGCCGCTTCACAATCTTCTTTGAAGAAAGTAGAAATGATTTCTTCAGCAACCAGAACCAAATCAGATTCAGTCAGTTGGGTGAGGTTCATCTGAGAGATTTCATCTCTGCTCTCTGTCAGTTCTTGATTGACCTCAGTGCTATGTACAGCAGCATAAGCTCTGTACAGGTGGCTCATATCGGACATGATTCTACCAATAACTTTTATCGTTATTGTTATTTATAAGTTTCCAAGAGCTCTCGCTCATCTTGATATGGCAGTTCCTTTTCAGTGAGCATGTCAAATCCTCTTTGGATCTCAGGATACAACCACACATCCCAATCCTTAGCACAATACTCCCAGTTCTGTGGAACTGTCACACATGGAATAACAACCATACCAATGAATGAGATGATGTAGTTGAGTGCTGTCATTAGTCTTGTTTGTAAAAACCAAGTGATTGAGCATCACGAAGACGCTCTTTGAGAACCAATCCAGTCAAAGACTCCATCACACTGAGGATATCTTCTGCCTTTGCACTTTCACCAAGTTCCTTTGCGACAAAGTGATACTTGGCAAAGAAAGTGTCAGCAACCTCTTTGTAATCCTCAAGTGTTACTGGTTTATCCTTCTTGTCCTTCGGCATCAGTCTCCTCCTCTTTAAGTTCTTCCAAGGCTTTTTCAATGCCTTCATCTAGTTCACCGATCACCTTACGAATGTCCACAATACGCTCAGGGGTGCAGGTGGGATCATAAGTGTAATCTTTCTGTGATTCAAACAAGACTTGTCGAACTGCTGCTGCAGAACGAACATCCAACGCGGTCATCACAACAACTTCTTTACTCATTCGTCATCTCCAAAACTAATTCCAAAGAATCCTGTGTCACCAGGTTTCCGATTTTCCAGTTTATCCAAGACATCATCAACTGTCTTGAGTTTATCAATCCCTGTCATAAGTTCAGAGATCATGTTACACACAGCAGGACGTTCTTGTCTTGCTGCATAAGCGAGAGCGTTCCTTAGAGAAGACTCTGCTTCGTCCAGGGAATCCAGGACTGTTTGTGAAAGTGCCATCAGACATCTCCCTCCTTACGGTTCTCAGAATAATGAACATCGAACTCACCACCAGGATAACGTGCCTTCAGTTTGTCCACGTTCATCTCAATGACTTCATCCAGTGTAACACCAAGGCCCATACAGGCTTGCATCACATACCACATAACGTCACCAAGTTCACGTTTGAGATGGAAGAGATTCTCCTCATTCACAGGTTTACCCTGGAACACCATCTTCTTCACCACCTCAGTGAATTCACCTGCCTCAGCACACAAACCTACAGAAGCAGTAAGTAGGCGCTCGACAGGAAATCCGTCTTTCTGGAGAACGGCAACGCGCTCAAGAAAGCTGAGATGATCTTTACTTTCTTGTGAGGTGACTGCGTTGACAAACTCTTTATATCTTTCAGAGTCAACATGATGTGTCATAGATTTAAGGGTTCTGCTTGTCTTTCGGGTAGGATGTTTTGGGCATTGAGTTGTTTGTCTTTCTCCAGTTCAGTGGATGAAACATTGACAACTTTGGGAGGATCTGGATAATGTTGGATCCGATAATATCTTCCTTGTCCTAATTGTACCATATCA